GGCATCTACAGCACTCCATTTTTGCATCTTCAAAACGTATCTGCCCCCATTTTAGAGGTTGAAATTCACCACAGGCCGGACAAGGATAACTCCATTCTTCCTGCGTTCCACCTAAGAAGGCGGCTTCAATACGGCTCACATTCTTAATGGTTGGCGTACTTACCGTTAAAAATTTACGATTCCAGAAAGTAACAGTACGCTTCGCAGCCAGTGCAAGCGGATCGCCTTCTGTACCGGCACTTGCAGGATACCTGTCTACTTCATCCGCGAGAACTACCCTAATTGGTCTACTTGCCAAACCTGATGCGGCATTGGCCCCTACTATAGTCACATGACCACCTGGGAAAACCTTATGCAGCATTGTATTGTCACTACTTCGAGTTTTAGCCTCCGACACCCGGTTCCGGAGTACAGGAGTATCCCGAATCATCGGCGCCAGTCTATCTTTAGAAAAATCCTTCGCCATAGGCTCGACATTCGGCTGAATGACCAAGATAGGTGAAGGATCGTAGTGTATAAAGTATCCAAGTGTATTTAAAAGCAACTCAGTTTTACCAACCTGGGCAGAGGACATTATAACAACATTTTCATATTCTGGGTCAGTTACAGCGTTCATAATCTCCCGCATATAAGGAGCTACATCTGTAGACCACCGACCTGGAGCAGAACTTGATTCCGGAGATAATATCCGATACTCGTCGGCCCATTCTGAGACGGTTAACTCAGGTGGCGGGGCTACTACAGCTGCTATTCCTTTAAATAACCGTTGCGTAGAGCGCTTATCCACCAGTTTTCACCGAGCCTTTGCGCGTTGCCTCGAAAGACTCTGGGTCATATTCGGATAATTCTTGTAGCGCATCCCATAATTGTTTCTTTATCATACTCTGAATTACAGGAATTTCGGTTTGAGCAACCATCCGAGGGGCTAACGTCGTAGGAATAGCCATTATTCTAGCCCGAAATGCACCGAGCATGTCCCCCATTACAGCCTCAACATCTTCTCGCCGGTGAAGTTCCCCCATCTGGGTTTTTAGGTCTAATTCTGCTTTCATGCGTTGCGCACGGGTTAAACCAGTACGTTCTACAGCCAAATTAGTTCCCTCCGAGGGCATATTCCCGCTTTTTACATCTTTAGCCACCTTTGTAGCTATCCCTCGCATATTTACTGAACCTTTCAGAAAGTTAATATAGCCCTGGAGGGCATCTACAAGCTTATAAGTTCCTCTTTTATATGTTTTTATCACTTCATCGGACGCTAATTGTCTAAGTCTGCGTTCAGTTAAGTCCAAAAGTTGTGCAAGCTGATCCGCCTTGATGTCAGCAGTTATTAAGTCGTCGTATAATAATACATTTTTCATTGAAATCGGCTCCTAAATATTGGTACTTACAGTGCGTATTATAGCGCACTTTGAGGCAATAGTCCAATTTTTTCGTGCCTAGCCAACCAAAGCGCGCTTTGCGACCCTTGCGCGAACCTACGTTCTCACAGTACCTTCGATATATGGGGTATTGTGTAGTATTCTCTGTGTCAATGCTGTTATGTTAATGTATATTTATTCATTTTATATGTATAAGTATACATGTTTATACAGGGTATACTGCATAGTCATAGCAATCAAGAGCTACAGCGAGCTACAACAAGCTTCTATACTAGTAAGCTTGTACTAAATTAATAGCGATTTACAGCCTTAATCAGCCTTATTTGAGCAACGCCTTTAGTTCGATAAAGGGCAAGGTATTTAAACTTAAATAAATAAAGCACTCTTAGCAGCATTTAAATTAATAAAATAACAATTAATATATACTATATAATAATAAATAAATAATAATATATATTTATATTTATATAGTAAGTTATATTTATCTTTATTTTTATATATATCTGCACTCTTTTTTCAATTTTTTCCTTTTAACATTTTGCTTACTTAGTGCTGTAAAAAGGTTGCCGGGAAACGCGCTCCGAAAACAGGTAAAATATATATAAATCTCGCCTCCCAAAAACAGCCATATTTGACCATATTGTACATTCTAGCAAAATAAACGCACTAGCTCCAGCTCGTTGTATCTCACGTGCAACCCCTTTTTACTCCGTTTTTCGTTTTCCGTATCGCTGTAAACTATTGTCGCCCGCTGTTTTCCGCGCTATTTAATGAAGTAAATATTTTTAGTCTACTTTTGTCCAAAATATATTGCATTCCGTCCAATTAAGTGCTATATTATAGATGTGAGCTGCAGTAAAGCTCATACCCGGCTAAGTAAGCGCATATGTCCTGTATCGGGCCACGGCGTACCAAGGGTGTTTATCTTGCTAGTGTCCATGAGCTGCAAAGTTCGCGGACATTATGGAAGGTAAATTTTAAAGAAAGCTAGGTGTTAAAATGAAAAAGTTAATAATTAAAGCGTTACTGGTTGTAACGCTAATGGTAAGCAATCAGCATTTTGTAGATGGTAAGTTATTCGTCGATTATGTTTTGAATGGCGAAGAATATCATGGTGTCTATGTTGAGGATATGCTGAACGATTTGGGCGGGGCACTTGACGCCGATAACGAAAACTTATACCCAATTAATTAATTATGTTCACATTTTGGACACAAAATGTCCAATTTCGCAGAGTAACGGCCTTCGGGCCGGTAATGCGGGGCCGGGATTCCCGGCGCGGTTACAACCCCCGCCAATTAGGAGGAATGTTTATTATGTCAGGTTTAGCAACTCGCTTTGGAAAAAATTCTTTTGGTTTTCGGTCTAACAACCCCCTTACAGACGAACAAATTTTTGGTGTTGCTCCTAGCATATTTGCAGCAGGAAAGCACGAATCACGGTCAGAGCGCTACACCTATATTCCTACTATCGATGTTTTAACAGGTCTACGGAAAGAAGGTTTTCAGCCTTTCATGGTTGCGCAATCCCGCTCCCGGATCGAAGGAAAGTCAGAATTTACAAAACACATGCTGCGGCTGCGGCAAGGCGGTCAAATTACTAACCCTGAAACGTTTGAAATTATCTTGATTAATTCTCACGATGGAACATCCAGTTATCAAATGTTAGCCGGTGTATTTCGCTTTGTGTGTCAAAATGGCATGGTATGCGGTGAAACCTTCGAAGACTTGCGCGTCCCGCATCGCGGGAACATTGCGGAGAATGTAATTGATGCCGCCTATACAATTTTAGACGACTTCGAAGCGGTTCAAAGCTCTATGGACGTTATGAAGGACACGCCGCTCGCATTACCTGAGGCGCAAGCATTCGCAGAGGCTGCACTGTCACTAAAATATGATGAAGATTCCGCGCCGGTTATACCGGATCAACTTTTAACGGCTCGCCGGTATGAGGACAGAGGGAAAAACGACCTATGGACTACGTTTAACCGGGTACAAGAAAACTTATTAAAAGGCGGCTTGCGCGGGCGGTCTACTAACGGCAGGCGGACCACTACCCGCGAAGTAACCTCAATAGATAACAACGTTAAATTAAACAGGGCGCTTTGGATCCTATCAGAAAAAATGGCCGGTTTAAAATCAGGCGCTATGGCAGTCTAAATTTCGCAGAGTGACGGGGCGCAAGTCCCGGAAATGCGGGGCCGGATATCCCGGCGCGGTCACAACCCCGCGAAGAAAGGTAGGCGATTAAATGCAGTATGAACACATGAACGCCTTGAAATGTCCGGACATTGAAAAATTCTTTGGCGATAAAAATTATATTGCCGAAGAAAAATTTGACGGTGTTCGCCTTTTCTATGAAGGCGGCAAACTTTTTACCCGGAACGGCAAAGAAAAAGCCACTAAATTACCTAGTATTATTCAAAGGCTGGAAGGTATACCCGCGATCCTTGACGGTGAACTTTACATTCCTGGCAAAACTTCAAAGGACATTACTAAATTCATTTCGTCGAAAAAATTAGTCGAATCAAACGAACTATGTTTTGTCGTTTTTGACGTGTTGGAGTATAAAAATATTTCGTTAGCGCCGAGCGCGTGGATTGACCGCCGCACAATTTTGGAACGCCTTGCAGCTGAGTACCATCTATCTATTTCAGCCTTTTCAGAAGACAAAGAAAGCCTTTTAGGACGTGTGCAGCTGCGCGGCGGCGAAGGCGTAATGTTAAAGAATATTCGCAGCTGTTATATTCCCGGCAGCAGGCCTGCGAATACCTGGTACAAAGTCAAAAAGCACGATACAACGGACGTAATAATCACAGGTTTCACACCTGGAACTGGCAAAAACGAAGGGTTAATAGGCAGCATTAACTTTCAGAATGGACGCTGCAGCGGCATGACAGACGAATTCCGCACCTGGGCTACTTCGCACCAAAACGAGTTAATAGGCAGGACTATGGAAATCGGCTATATGGAACGGACTGAGGCGGGCTGCTATCGCCACCCGGTATTCATTCAAATTAGGGAGGATAAATAAAAATGAAAAAGACAATTACAAATATGCTTGGATTATCAAAAAATATTATCAATCCCTTCCGGAATACCATTCATTTTTATTCTGACAATGGTAATATTATTGCCCATAGTACTAATTTTGCGATTGACGTGAAATTTAATTGCGGGGTAACTTCTGCGGCTTTTAATATAGTCGTCTCCTCCGCTGAAGTTAGGAAGACGCTAAAACTATCTAGTTATCCTGAAATAGTTTATAGTCAGCAAGGGCTAGCAGTTAACGGCGTGTACTTGCAGCCTGTAAAATGTCTCTATCCAGAATGGGAGCTAGAAGAAATGCGCGAAGTAACAAAATTAGATAAAAATAGTATTGATGTTATTACCACGGCCAGCAAATACGCTGCAATAGATGATACTCGGCCATTGTTTCAGAATGTTTACATTGACAGTAAAAACATCGTTGCTACTAACTCACATATCCTTTATACAAAACCACACACTCTAAACATCGAAAAACCTTTGTTTATTGACGTTAACGCCGTTCCTTTTTTGACTGACGGTACTTTATACGCTAATAAAAGCAAATGTAAATTAGAAAATAGTAATGTGGAGATTATTTGGCATATGACGGATAGAGTTTATCCAGACTATAGCCGAGTCATCCCGACAGAGGGCGAAGTAATAGATTTTGTTAACGATAAGGCGTTGATGAATAGCGTAAAATTGCAAACAGTACAGGCAGAATTAAAAGATAAAACCCGTAAGCCTATTAATTTTATCAAAGATGCTTTTTTTAATGGCGACTATGTGCAAAAGGCACTTAAAACTTTACCAACTACTTTTACGCTGAAATATAAAAGTAACCATGCACCGGTATTATTTGAAAGTGCCGACGAAAAAATAGTTTTAATTCCCGTTAAGGTCAGCTAATGGACACCGAGTATAAATGCCCATTTTGTGGTAAAACACTAGGAAAGGGCCATATACAGCAAGGCTATATAGTGATAAAATGTAGCCGATGCAAGCAATTCATAAATGTGCCGGGAACGTCTTTGAACGTCAAGAGCGCTAAACATTTTGTTTAGCGCTCTTTTATTTGTGGGTAGGATTGACGGATCACGGCTGCCGTGGATCGTGCCTATAAATAATTATTAGTAGCCCTTGCACCATAAATTTTTGGTGATATATACTATATCTTAAAGGTAGCTGTTAGGCATTCAATTTGCCCCCTATTTCTTATATTTTATCCTTGCGTACTTCTCTATTAAGTCGGTAAGTTCCGCTGTTATAGGTGAAATTCGGCCCGGTTTGGTCTTATTTTGTAGAAATCAGGCAATCTTGTATATTCACCGTATAAAAGGTCACCGCAAAATGAACCATCATTTTACCTATATTGTCGATTCGAGCAGAATACAGAAAGGGACAAAAATCGGGAAAACGAAATATGCAAAACTGGACAAGTCATTTTTTATAACATGTTTTCAAAAAATTTTTAGTGCTAAAATCACGCAAGGATCAGCATTCACGGTACGGCGTAGGTGATTTACTAATTTCGAATCCTTTTATTTTCTTAACGCTAAACAGCATGCTCGCAGATTTAGATGCCATTTGCTGCTGTGGATTTGGACCAACTTTTAATTTTTTAAAGGGCCATTCTTCCGCTGTATATCCAAGCGGTATTTCTAAATAAGGCACTAAGTTATGTTTTCCAGGTCGTAAATTAAATCTTGGATCTGTTATAGGAATTGAATCAAGTGATATGATTCTCCATTCTTTCTCTTCTGACCAACAAGGCTCTTTAATTATTGCGGCTATAATTCCAAGTTTCGTTGGAATCTTCTGCCAAAGTATTTTTTTGATTTCCGCTTGGTCAGTTTCTTTTGTCTTAACTTCTTTGTAGTCACTATAAGCTGTTTCCAGAAACTCTTTTATTAGTCGTTTCTGAACTTCAATTTCGTATTGGCAAGGATAAAGGTGAAATTCGTGATTTTTCCCAATAATATTAAGTAATTTATTAGAGTCAAACCCCAGAGAATAGCCACCAGTTGACGGACAATATCCTCTCCATTGACTTAATAAGTCTTCGCTTTCACTCAAAGAAAATACAAATCTATTAGTTTCCTTAATTTGAAACGCAAACTCTTTTACTAATAGAATAAAATTTTCTTCAAATTCTCTAGGATCCAACTTATTATTTAAAAGGTTAAAGGCATAATAAAATTCAGCTGAATCATTTAAGTAATGTATATTAGTTGCCCATATAGACGTGTTTGTTATAATACCAAATAAACCAGCTGGAGATGTATAATGATAAAGAAGCTCAGGGGGTTTTGTATCAATAATAGTATTTAATAGACTCATAATGACTCCTTTCGAAATTACCTTACAGAAAGCTTCCATATTTGCACTTGCTTTTCCTGCCCTACGAAGCTGACTATTTTTCCAGAAACCATTTACCTTCGTCCTCAAACAAAAATACCTGTTTACCCAGGATCTTGCAGGCATATCTTATACCAAGTCCACCGCCACGCAAAGAAGCCGCCCGTCGTACGTCAATAAGTCGATCTATCTCGAATACCCGGCCATCTTCCCATTTTAGGGATAATGGTCTAATAGAGCCATCAACATTATGCCTTGCAATAACCTCAACAAATATTTTTATCAATTTGCCACCCCTCCATTTCGGAACATATGTTCTATTTTAAACCTGTCATAATCACAAATCAATAGATAGAAATTCAAAGCTTACTGCTCGTCCTCTCCGCGCAGCAATGTTCCGCTGCCGCTTCACCTTTATTCCAAAATCAAAATCCCTGTATTACTTGCTTCACAACCCTTTTCTGGTGCATCTAAACCTACTAACAATCTACAAGCGGCCCACAAACCTACCTATAATCTACCTACAAAGAAAGACCTCGGAAAGCCGAGGCCTTTCTGTTTTATTTCGTTGTCAACCACTGTGCAACATATGAGACAGCAGATAAAGCAGTCGTCCATTTAAGTAATTGCCGGTACGACTCTGGGACCATGAAAATGAATAGCCCATATATAACTAAAGTAATAAACACTTCAAGGAATACATCGCCGAAACCGCTTAAAAACTGATTTGCCTTCTCCCATCCGTCAATCATTTTCCAATTCCGAACACTGCTAACACGGCCACTAAAGCAGTCAACGCTACAGCCGCTAACGACGCTACACTTCCTAACATCCCAACCGCGTCGGCCAGCTCTGCGTACCAGCCTTTTTTAGAAGCTGTAAGAAGCGCCTTTAGCAAAGCCACCGTTAATCCCGTTATCCCTATTCCGATGCACATTGAAGCGGGAGTGCCCGGTTTAACAAATTGCCATATAAATTCACTGTATGACATTTCTCCATATCCCCCATCATTTTTTCATAAGATACGATTTCAAACTCTAACTTTGATTTTACTTTTGGCGGTTTTTCACTAACTACCAAGATTTTCGGGAACCGTTCAACGTATTTCGTCCACCACTGGTTAGCATATCCGTCCGTGTTATACCATTTCTCGTATTTCTCCGCTTTGTCAAACTTATTAAAACCCCGATCAAATTCAATAAAGGCGAACCGGTATTTTTCAGTTACCGTGTTAAAAATACCGATCAGTCCATCAGGTCTTAACACATTGTAATTAATCTCATAATTGAAGGAATAAACCTTTTCCCAGCTTCGCAGATTTGATAATAACCATAACCTAATCCAGTTCATTCCGACTCTGTGCTCCTGTTGTAAAGGTAGTTTCGAGCTGTAATAGCAGTAGGGTTGCCCAAGGTTTTCTCTGTGCCGTAAGACTTTCCCAGCCTCTGACAATCGCTGCATTCTCTTCTGTGCCATATGCAGCGATGGAAAAAACATTTTAGTCAATTGAAATATATCTAAGCAACCCCAATCGTTTAATGTCTCTTGGATAAGCCTATCTCGGTAACAGCTTTTTTGGTGATTGTTCATTATGCCATATCACCCCCTGCCTACCCTGCAACAGCAAGCGGGCCTCGGCTACCGGCAAATAGGGCGCTTGGACTTCCAGCTGCCTTTCCCATTGATAAATAGCCCGACCTTTAATTTCAGGTAGCATAGCTGCGGCGTCATTGTCTAAAAGCATTCGGGAGTTCACCGCGTCCCGTGTCCTGAATACCAAACTAGCATTTATTAGCGCGCGTGATGAAGTCCACCCTGGCCACATATCGGCGCTGGGACGTTGTGTACTCAGTATCGCAGTAAACCCTGCAGCTCTACCTAACCTTAAAGCGCGGTTGACTAACGTTTGGCAAGTTTCATCTTGAAGTTCTGCTAATTCATCGATCACAAGCAGCATAAAAGGCATAAATCCCTTAAATTCTTGAATTTTGACACACCCGGCGCGCTCTAAAATGTCTAATCGCTTATCAATTTCCTTGTTAATCGCTGTTAATACTTCGCGAGCTTGAGGGATATCCGTTATAACAAGAGCGTGGTTCTTCAAGTATGTAAATTCCAGGCGTTTCATATCGACAATGACGCAATAAGCGTCCCTCAATAGAAGGATATTACACACCAAGGAGTGAATCGCGTTACTTTTCCCCCATCCAGGCATTCCTGCAATCATTAAATAAGGGCTATCTGCTAAATCCCTGACAACCGGGCCAATTGCTGATTTACCGAAATACACAGGCAAGAAAGCTCCCTCTAAATCTGTAGGCTCATATGGTAATATCATGGGAATCGGTTCGCTAAGTACGGTTAATATAATCGCTTTCCCCCTTTTTTCAATTTCTACGCAGCCTGCTGCAGCATCCGCGAAATAATGTTTTTTACTCTCTAAATCCCGGTAAGCGATCCCCGGTGGCATATGAAACACAAAGTAATGCTGACTCTTATTTTTATTATGCGAAATTACAAGAGGTCTTGGTTCCTTTGGCCATAAAGCTTCTACCGTATCAAGTATAGCGGCTGAAACTTCGTTACCCTTTCTGTGGCGCCAGGCCCGTTGAACAGTGGACACAACCGGGGCTAACATACTATTATCTTTGTTTACCACCAATCGTCACCCGCTTCCTTGATTTCAATTTTGGGCACAGTTACCGTGCAGCCAGCCATTTTTTGAGACACAATCTTTTCAATCAGAGCTGTAATACTGTTATCCGGCTCAATTTCTTGCCGGATCCGCGTTTTAACCCACTCGCTAAAATTACCTATACGACTAATAAATTCAACAATATCATGATCCTTTGTCGAAAGATAAACCGGCTTTATTTTCCCCATCGTTGACACCCCAGCCAATAGTTGCCTCTCGCGTTAGCATTAATTGGGTCCTCGACAATTCGGGCTGTAGGATAATATTCTTGCATCCAGTTTCCCATTGCCAAGGCTCCGCCCCCGGCAAGCAAGATTTTCTCAGATTTTACATTAAGCCACCGGCGTGATAAGTCAGCATAAACGCGTCTAGCCAATTGCTCTGCCGCGGCATCTGTCCCAGCGTTCTCAATCTCGATACAGCCATAATTAAGCGTAAAGCTATCAACATCAATAAATTTGCCGTTTTTTATAGTCAGTGCATTTATTGTGCGGCTTCCTAGATCAATAACCCGGCACATTCTACCCGGATTATTTGCCCAATAAGCGCCGCCGCCCTCAATTGTTATCCCTATGTCATCTTCGCCTAGCGCTATTGTTGAACGAGTCCCATTTACCTCAACATCGTACCTACCCGACAATAACCGAATGTACTCTTGCTTTATGTCCGGAGTATGTTGCTCGACCGGCAACCCCGTTACTAATTTGATTCGCTCACCTGGTACCGCCATTAATGCTAGTGCGGACAGTGTGAGTATTTTAGTTTCTTCGTGAATCTTACTTTGAGTCACCATTTCACGTCGGAAGCGACTCTCATTAGCCGCCAGGTCGCCTACAAAATACTTTTCGTTATTGATAGAAATGCTGTAGTTTCCACCTTCACTGACGTTCCTTTCGCGCCACTCGCCAACTACAGCCGGAATACTCAAAGCTCTTTGACCGTTAAAAGCTTTGACTGCTCGGCGACCGCAGTCAATAGATACTACCTGCATCCTTGCACCCCCTATATAGTTTTGTATATAGCTCACTATATAGGTATGCATCAGAGACTATTTATTGCGTGTCCACTACCAAATTTATTTTTAATCAAATAAAAAAGATGGCCTGCATTATCACAGGTCATCCTCATAAAACAATTCTTCAATTGGTATATTTAATTTTTTTAATATCTTCCAAGTTGATTCTAAATTGGGTTGTGTTCTATTTAATTCCCATTGATTGTATAAGTGACGGCCAACTCCTAGATGTTCTGCAAATTCAGTCTGGTTCATTTCATGTTTATGTCGAAAACTTTTTAATTTGTTTTTCAGTTCCATAGCATCATCCTATTCAGGTTCTAAACCAAATAATTCATGGGTTTATAGTAATTATTTGAATATTTTTCATAAATAGTCGTTGAACTTAACGCAATCCAAGATAATTCGTTACTAAATGCTTTGCAACCTCTGAAATAACTCCAAATGTTACGTTTCCTAGTGGTTTAATTGTATCTTTTGTTTTTTCCCAAATATTACTATTTCTAATATTGTCAAGATACCCTCTGCCATTCGGCGTTATATCGATAATGTACCCATTACTTGATTCAATAAAGCTAGCATCGCAGAGATATTTGACATGATAATATACAACACGATTATCATAAGAAGTAAAACGTTCTTCCCATATCAATTCAGCAGTATAGTTAATATCACCATCGGCTTTTTCTTCAATAAACATCAGAATTTCTCTAATTAAATCATAATTAAGCTTCATTTTGTGCCTTCCTTCTTTCAGACCAAATAAAGTCTCTTCAAATCTAATTATCTTTTGGGGAGTAGTACCCTACCGACAACTCCCCTTTCATAATATCTACAATTTCTTCAAAATGTTTATCAATTATTTCTTTTAGCTTTAAACTTTTTTCATAACGTAAAGCTCTTTCTTTTTGCTCTCCAAACTCACTTTTACAGTTTATAAATAGATCGAACAACTGATTATTTAAGTCTTTTAGTTTTATTAAAAGGGGAGGAGAAAGATATAATTGAGACTTTAAATAAATATTTTTCATTTGGTTTATAGCATTTTCGGCGTCAAATTCTTCTTTAAATTTTACATATTCACGAATTTCTCTCTCTGCTTGGGTTCTATCCCTTTTCCATAATGCTACAAGGTCATCAATTTTTCCTTTAGGTAACAGAAGCTTCTTCAAATGTTCACTAATGTCGTCTTCATTATACCCGGAATAAGATGGCATCAATTTTAAAGCACTTGCAAGCTGTAAAGTGTAGCTATATGCGTTTAAAATTTCCTCGTATAATTTAATATAATGCTCATGTTTTTTCGTTGTGTAAAGATTAAAATCAGATAATTTTCGTTGGTACTCAAACTTAGTTTGCTCACTAATATCCTGTAAATCTCGCTTATACTTTTCGAGTTGTTTAGCAAAGTAGAAATCAGTCCTTTTGAAATATGAATCAATTACTTTGCTTAAAAGAAACTTAAAACCTGCGAATATGGTTATCCCTGATACACCTAATGAAGTAATAACGGTATTCCAATCCAAAGACTTTAGCCATTCAATCATCATATCACCTTTTATATAATCGTTTTAACATAATTATAGCATAAAAGGAAAAGATAGGATTTACCTATCTTTTGGGCTCACATATTCCGATTCTCTTAGCTTCGGGATTCGTGCATCGTGTCCCGTCGCATGAGCTACAGATATAAGGGCTATCCATTGCCGGTCGCCTCCTCGTTGTTTATTCCCTCCGCTAATTCATTAAACTTGATAAATAACTTATCCATAGCATATTCAAACATATTTCCATGTCCAGCTTCTTTCCCTACAGCAACATGGGCTAATTCCTCTGCCAATGTATCTACTATTTGGCTAAGCTCTAAATCTGGATTTAATAGTATAAGAGGTATTTCTCCATTTTTAAATCTAGTTGCCCCTGCCGCCCCGATTCTAACAATGTCATTTTTTTCTATAAACCAAAAGTCTCTATCGTCTAAATCGTTAATTGTAGGCTGGGGAATATCATTTGAAAACTCTATTTCGCAAGTTTTATCAGGCCACAACTCCGAAAACGCTTGAATTAGTATTGAAAACGGATCATTTTTAATCTTTATCATCGCCGCTCCTCCTTACAGGGATTATCCATCCCACTCGCTTTTTAATTCAGTTATAATTTTTGATGCTTCTTGTCTTGTTAAATCAACGCCTAAATAATTGTCACAATTATAACCTAAGTTATCACAAAGCAACTTGATAAAATCTCGCTGGGCAACAGTTGCTAGATTATCCATTGTGTTCACTCCTTTGCCTTAGATAAGCTAGCCAATAGCCCTCTTGTCTACCTACTGCAAACCCTATAACAAACCCCGTCAGCAATCCAAACAGTGCTACTATTATGAGATCAACCATCACTATCACCTTTCTTCAAAATAATAACCTTCCGTTTTTGTACTCCAAAGTTATCACAGTCATCTTTTGATTCCATGAAAACGTCTAATTTATATCCTTTAATAGCCCCGCCTGAATCCTCTACCACTCTTTCGCCGATTCCATCAATAATAACCCGGCTACCGGGCGGCAGTACTCGAAAGTCTGCCGCTATTGTTCTGCCTTCCGTGGCCCGCGATCCGGTCGCCGTAATACCATAACCTTCATCCCCTGGCCGTTTCCCGGTAGACTCTACGCCATTGTTGTAGGCTGTCACCTCAAAAATGAGGCAATCGTTACTACTACTATTGCTATCCCAACGATTATGTAGGCTGTATCGACTCGTTTCTCTGCTTTCTTGGCGCGGACGCTCCATAAATTCGTTAATTCTTTCCATTCGCCCGCTTGACTCTCCCAGAAATTTTTCAAGTCTGTCACTACAGTTATATTTTTCGACGTCTTTTCCAAAGCCGATTGTAAACATTGAACCTCTTTCGCTAACCGATTGATAGTTTTGCGCTCCCAAGTTTTCCGTAAACTCTTGTTTTTGTTCATGTAGCCGCCCATAAAACACGCCTCCCATTATTATCATTACAGCGACCAACCCCAGGTTAAATCGGTTTTTTAAAAACTTCATCCGGTAAACTTTCAAGTAAATGTTTCAATTCATTAATTTTTTCATAGAGCGCTTCAATCGTTTTTGGAATCTTTATATCGTGTTCAATCAGCCCTTTAATTGCAAGACGATAAGTTGGATAATACCCGATAACTTCTACTCGGTCAGCTCCCTTTTTGCTAGTAACTTTCTTTTGTAGAATCACGTTGCACGGGTCCGTTGTTAAGAAATATTCGTCATTTATTTTTATCATGGTGTACCTCCATTAGATAAACACCCAAGGCTTCAATTACTCGCCATGCGGCAGCCGCTGGATGCCCACCGGCAACCGTGTCGCTTTTATCTCCAGCAAGCCAGCAATGAATGTGTGTCAGAGCATGATTAAGATGTTCCTGCCAGGGTATCTTTTTCCAGTTATCCGGTCCATAACGCTTTTGCCCATAACCGCTACGCTTTGCGATTTCCAGCATTGCGACCGGCGAAAAGTCGATCCAGCAATAAGGCGAATCGGATTGCTTGCCTCCTTGTTCATTAACCTTGACTTTGGCATCCGGAGAAACACCCTCTATTGCAAAATTGGCGTTAGCTACAGGATAACAGGCACTAGCAGCTTCTACTGCCAAAGTTGCTGCCGCTGTCGCTGGACTCCAGCAAAGATATTCTATGCACTCAGCACATGGTTTTTCAGTAGCCTGTAGTTCAGTAAATTTACAAGTGACACAATTCCGTTCAATCATCTTCCCGCCCTCCTTTTGGACGTTTTTTGTCCAAATTGTAAGTATAGTAATTCCGATCATTATTTTTCTTAATGACTTCCCGCCGTAAATCTTCAATATCTTTTTCGGAATAACCAAGAATATGCAGCATTGTTTCGCGCGTCATTTGCCCGTCGATAAGTTCCATAGCATAGTCGTGCTTTAAGAGCTTGCTGTAAGTACTTCGCATAAAGCACATATAAGCTTCAGTTTCTTCTATGTTCTCACTTACAATATGGTTGTACTGTTTTGGAAGAGTGTTACTGAGATATCTAATAGCCGGACGTATCTTTGTTTCCTCGTTCCGTTTGAACCAGCCCAAAAGGTTTCTATAATGCGACAAAGCACTGTTTACTTCACGTAATTCCTTTTCCGATAATTTGCGTTTATCCCAGCCTTTAGTACTCAACTCACAAGCTGTTTGTAAAAGTAACGCAATTTCGTCTAACATTTTAATCCTCCTATTTATTCTTTTTCTTCATTTCCTGTTTAAACATATCAATTGACATGTTTATTCCTTGAAGTTCAATATAAGCAGCGACTCCCAGCACCAAAAAGCCGGCATTCGGGCACCCCCTTTCATACCCTATTATTGCAACTAGACCAATCGTTGCTAACCAAAGAAGGTTGCGAAATATCCACCTATTTCGTAGTTCTTCTTTATCTTGCATTCTTCTGATCCCTCATTTCTAACCATTTTTCAATTGACATTTTATCCCCCCATCGGTAGCCTACAGACGCTTCCGCTTCAATCGGTAACGGAAAGTCGGTTAACGGCGGACGCTCCATGATTTCCTTAATAAGTTTGGCAGCCGGAATTACCACATTCGGATCATCGTCAAGCTCCATCAATATTTCATCATGTATTTGCCCAATCATATCTGTTTTTTGATGCTGCAGAATACCACCTTTACCAATCATTTCATAAACCTCATTTTGGCAGCGCTTCATGATATCAGCAGCTGATCCCTGAATTGGGGTATTTGCAGCTCGCCGTTCATCCCCCGATTTCGCGCGCCGGTCATAGCTGTTAATATTGGGAAGCATACGAATATAACCGTAGATAGTTTGCACGTATCCTTGTTCGCGGGCTTTTAAGGCTATCTTTTCTTGAAATTCAGGTATCCTTTTGTAGGTGTTTTTTACAGCGTTTACAATCTTAGCGCATTCGTCTAAGGTCTTACGGACTTTGTAATCCGTTTTAATAGTCTTCTGAAGCGCGTGTTCCGTGCCGCCGTAGCAAATTCCAAAGTTACCGGCTTTGGCGTGTGTTCTTTCCACTTTTGTAATTTCAGCTTCAAGTTTGCCGGTCATTGTTGACGCAGTTTTCCGGTGAAGGTCGCCCCCATTTTTAAATGTCTCGGTCATTGTTTCGTCACCCGAAGCCCACGCCATTAAGCGAAGTTCAAACCCGGAGAAGTCAATAAAGAATAAAATTTTCCCTGCGGGGGCACGGTAAAAATTACGGATACCAAAAACATCGTTATCGGTTCTCGGTACATTCTGGCCGTTGGGGTGGAAGCTGTTGAGCCTACCCGTCTCAACCCATTGTGAGTAGCCCGCGTGGATTCTTCCGGATATCGGGTTAAGGTATTTACTACGCCCGTCAATGTGACTTGATAGTAGTGTCGTATATGTCTGCACCTTCTGAACAAGTTCTAAAAGTTCAAGAATATATTCCCTATACAAATACTCGGAACGCCCTTCAATTACTAAATGCTTTTCGTGCGATGGTACTAGCCATGCTTCCTCTTTTAAATCGTGCAATTTGTTTTCAACCATGAATGTCATATCAATTAGTGCTTCTTCATCAAGTGAAGGTTCGCTAGTTTTTTCTGATAACCGGGCCGCGGGCGCCTTTAAAGTATCAAAGAGAAAAGATTTTACGCTACCAGTTTTCCCCGTCTTCCCAGGCTGTAGATCAACCCCGAATCGTTCACCGAGTTTTTTAATTCCGTCTATAGCTTCATCCCTCATGGTTTCAGCCTCTAAACGTTTCTTGTTTGCAAGCTCCATATCCCAGGACATTCCCCAATATTCCATTAATCCAATGACCCTTGTAAACGGCATTTCAATATTGTGTAACCATTCATCATATTTGGGTATTTGTTTTGCGATTTCGCGCCAGTATAAATAATGTTGTACGGCGTAGTCCGAGTCCTCCGCGCTATAAACTACAGCTTTTGGATCATCCGAAGATATTTCGCTGAAAAATTGAACATGACGCTCTTTAAGCAATTCTTCGAACGGTGTCATTTCTACCCCGAATACCTCTTTAGTCATTGGCTTTAAGCCTTTTCCCTCGGCTGGCCTTTTAGGGTCGGCGATACGTTCTGGAGCTACAACTTGCAGGCAGCGCACCCACATAATAAGCGGATCAGCAACCGGGGCCATAATGTACATGCCAATGGCCGCGGTTTGTTTAGTTTCGAACGACATATTTACAGCTATCTTAGTTATTTTTCGGTTTTTGAACAAGCGCTCATTTAAGATATCAAATACTTCTTTGCGTCGGCCTCGCTCTAAAGACCGGGTAAATTCTTTTACTTGATCTTTTGTTTTACCCATAGCCCGCGCTACATTGCAGATTACGGTTTTCGCATTATAAACTTTCTCCCCAGGGTGCTTTATAAATATTACCCGTGCTTCATGGGGTGCAGCGCTTAATGACAATGTGCAGATTTCCGACTTCCAAGGGTCTAACGGAGCTTTCAGGAAGTCGTTTGCCATTGCCTTATCATACTTTGCCTGTGCAGCGTTCAACTCGCTATTTACGCGTTTAATCGTTTTTTTGTCCTCGAATTCTTCAGCTCGTATTAAATCATCTTGTAACGCTAATATTTCGCCACGAAATTCATCATGTCTTGATTGCCACATTTCCCGGTATTTATCACTTATTGTAGTTTCATAGTCAAATCCACAAAGCCCCGTTTCCTCGCAACGTTTCAGGTATGCTATTAACTCAACATCTGTAGTAATTACCTGGTAGTCTTTCACTTGTTGGCCAGGTTTTTCGGGCCACGTAATATCAGAAACGCTTTTCTTTTTCGCTATTTTAGGCTTACTAAGTTCTTTTCGCGCAATGCTATTATTTTTAAAAAAATTACCTATCGGCACTTTCCAACCTCCCTTCAAATACTTCCCTTGCTTTCCGTCGCATTCTTTGTTTTGCATTATCCACCTGTTTCCAAGTTAAATGACGCCTTGTTTCTATTTCGGATGGTTTAAACCCGGCCATCGTATCACGGAACACGGGTATTTCAATGCCCCGAAGTACATTTTCTATGTCAGCTACAGTTTCTTTAACAATTAGGTTAGCTAAAACGACGTCCTCTTGCACTTTTTTATCAATTATTTTATAAAAACTTGTATCGTCATTATCTCGTCCGTACCGATTTGATACAATTTTAGCATCAAGTGACACACAACCTTGATTCGCGCGGCGTTTATCGTAGTGCATGTTACGAACAAGTGTAGCAAGTCTGTAATACGCGTTATCCCATACCCAGCTAAATGCTTTCATCCCTTTTTCTGGTTTATATGTGTTCACGCTTAAAACGCCATATATTACGCCTTCCTGCACCATATCTGCAAAATCATAGCAACTCGGACTTTTATACCAATTTTTGATAAGCCAGCTTGCTACTAAATGTTGTAGTTGTATTGCAATACGTTCCAGCGCTTGTTGATCCCCGTTTTTCGCTTTAGGTACTAAGTCTTCAAAATCAACCTTCATACAACCACCTTCCTAATTATCTTCGTCCTCAAACATGCCGTCGCCAAAGCAACGAGTCACAAAGCTATTAAACAACGGGGTTTTCTTTAATCCACCTGAAGTCTTAATGACCATATTCAATCTAGTAAGTAGTGTAGTGATTGCTTTAGCTTGATCCCGTTCAATATTCAGCATATCTTCTACATCCTTAACTGCTAAATATCGTTGTTTTGCAAAGAGTCGTATAAACTCCCCATATAATTGGTCGCCTCGGAGTACTGAAAGTTTTCTGAGCGCGTCTTCTATCTTGGTATACTTACTATCTGTTAGCTCTTCTTCTTTAACAGAAACCTTCGCTAGAAAGTTAAGGCCACATCCTGGGGCATTGTATATATCCCTTAGATATACTTCTGTGTACTCAACGTGCCCCGGATAAACTATAATGTTTTCCCCTGAGTCATCAACCGAATGCGTAAGAGCTGCAAGGGCCGCCGCGATCCGTATTACTTTATTTCGTTGGTCTGCCGGCGACACCAAGGGAACATCGGTTGCAGCACCATAAGTTTTCGAGAGACTTGTTGCCGCTTTTAAAGTAGCCTCAATGGTTCCGGGCGCAAATTTCACTTGTTCCGGGGTCCGACTCCAGGCAAACAAAACATTATGCTTTAAGGTTGTAGCTGTAATGGATTTCGGGTACGTTGGCAGTACTCTATTGTAAGCTTCAGGGTCCACGTCCATCATCTTCATAAAAATTGCAAAATCAAAACGGCGAATGTCTTCATTAAAAAAGATATCTTTCAACACTTCCGCGCCTTGGGAATATGCCGCGATCCGTTTACCTTTTGGAACATTGCCAGAAAGAATAGCCCGAACCCGACAAGGGGTTTCCGCACTTGCAGCCTTCTTTACTTCAAGTCGCCCGTCAGAGCGAGCCATAGTCATTTGTGCATATTCCTCTGCCGGGATACTTGGAGCTTCATCGATCCAAATAAGTTCCTTATCTGAAAGCGGCCACGCTCCCCAGGTTAGGAGCCACGAACCACCAGAACCAGCTTGCTCCATCTTATAGGTTAAGCCGGTTCGCCCGGTAGTTTCAGCATTGATACGTGTACCGAGTCCCGCGTACCGTAAAACCTCTTCAATCAGCATGGATTTCCCGGTGCCCGTATCCCCTAAGATCATTAGCTCAAGCCATCCTCTAATCGGCGTATTTGCCCACGGCACTTTGAGTTTAAGAATCGAGTGCAAGACAAGCAATACTCCGAGTAATGTTGTGTCTCTTTCAACGATATGGGTAACGTTATACGTGAGATCATCGCAGATTGACTTAATTTTTCCGTCAATCTTCCCAGGATCATATCTTGTGGAATTGTCGCTATCATCGTCTCTGCTAGGTCTGAGTGTTTCAAGGTCACGTTTGATATCATCATTAATCGAAAACGATTCCACAACGTCCTGCAGAGACTTTGCATTTTTAAGGAGAATTGTCGCTTCCTGGTTTTTTGGATGGGGATAAACGTAACCAGTGATTTCGTAATATTTATTTTCAAGGACGTTCGAACCTCCCAAATTATAAACTCGTCTTAATACATAACGCTGCTCGCGGTTATCGTCGTCACTTATAGCCGATGCCATTGGAATTACAGCTAATTCATCAACATTGATTGTAGCCGTGACTTCAGTGTTATAGCGCTTGCAATCCGGAATAGCTGAAATGCTTTTTAAAATACCGTGAATTACATCATCCGTAGAACCACACATTTGGATTAATTCACGGTTGGTTATTCCAAGATTTTTGTACCCGGTATGCGTTGGTAATTCGTATAGGGGGCAATGGCTTTTGGAACAGGTTTTATAGCCCCAGCAATAGTATTCAACGTCCTTAGGCACAATGTACGGAGTTGATTTTTTCCCGGCCACCATAACTTTAGTTTTAATTAATTTATTAGTAAATTCCGCATTGCCAGCTTGCGCTAAATGACATTCTGGTATTTTGGCTTCATCTACATTTTCAATTAGGCAAGGGCAAAGATCCCCGGCACACTTAACCCGGTCATATTCTTTTACCCCAGGCTTTTTATCCCCATGAAGACTTCGGATAAACGCACAACCAAATTTATATTCATTATCCTTAGAGTAAACCGCATTTACTACAGACCGAGTATTTGCTCGCCGTTGTTCCTTCTGATAACCACTATCAGCTGTCGTGAATCGTAATACCCATTCTTCAAGGGTTGTCAGCGCTTCGTCTTGGTCGTATTCTGCAGCCTTAAAGAAACAAGCAAGCTGTACGGTTGCCGCGTTCCTGTCCCCGGCTTTCTTCCACCCATTATCTAAAATATCTTGGACGCAGGCCGGGTAAACGTCACGAGTAAATCTGTAATCGGTTTTGTCATAGCGGCTTGTAGTTGCTACTGCAGCCTGAATGTACTCTGCTAATTTGTCCTTGTATAGGTGCCCGGCGCGCGGCCTAAGTACACCTTTTGCCTTAGGTTCTTCAATACTCCGCGGCGCTGCAGCCATAGCTTTTATTTCATCAATCGTAAGCGTGTGTAATTCTTTAAAAGTAATTGGTGTTTTAAAAAGCTTAGTCTTTTCATGGATTGACAGGGGAAGACGCAACATTCTCCGGTCGCCGTAAACCCCTAAATCCAATGTCGCTATTTCAAGGCGTTCCACAAGGTATCCCGCCAAATGTTTCATTACTTTATGCAAATCGGGGCGCGGCTCAATCCCTATAATTACTGGATCAATTAAAATATGAAAACCCTTGCTACCGCTGTAGAATATTTGGAGGTCTGAAGGCTGTAGATCCATTTCATCAGTAAAAAAACTTGTTATTTTTGCAGCATCCTTCTGACTATTTTCTGGATTTTTGTCGCTATCAAGGTCAAAGAAAAGGGGAGCTATTACAGGCTCCCCTTTCATTCTCACCGGACTAGGGAACCGCTGTACTGTTGCGAAAACCCTGTAGTTATTGGCGACATTTTGTTGATATTCAGCAATTTCATTTATATGGATTCGTTTCCACGGCTGCGGGCGGTCGCTGTCGTCAGGATGGTACACATCACAATATTGAAAGTCGTTTATGGATAGTTCTGATTTTGTCGCCATGAGACAGCCCTCGCTTTATTCGACTTTGATTCCAAATTCCTCCGGCTTAAACATTCCTACAGCCTCAAAGGTGTACGATAAATATTCGTCAGCCTTACCCTTTTTAGTCTCTGTTCCGATCCTGGTTACGACTTGCGCTATACCGGTCCATTTAGGTATCCCCTTTGACTTAACCCCACGCATTAATGCTGCGGCGTACTGTCCATATGAAATCGTACCAGTTTGCGGGAAAGATAGGATATAAATTTCAGGCATGTCGCCAGGGGTTAGAGTAGCCACCGGAACAACATAGGCGAGATAGCAAAGGTTAATATCATCGATACTATAACGTTCCCTTCGTTCCGGCGAAGCTTCAAGCCAGCTTTCCAAAATTCTTTCAGCGTCTTCACTCGTTTTTTCTGCTACAATCAACTCACCTTCTTCAGGAGACTTTTTAAGTCCCCAAAGTAAATGCCGTTGTTCTCCCTGGGCAATTATCACGTCAAGAGTGTCGCCAAAGTTCTCGTTTTCATCGTTGCGAAGAACAAAATCACCTTTCTTGTTAATTTTAAGCCATTGGGCAATTCGTACAAAATCAAGGTCCATCCCGGCGTTAATCTCCAGGAAACGACGTTTAGTTTCCTCCAGCATCCCGGCAATATAATTCTGGGGCACGTCTGCCAAAGCATTCGTTTGGGTCGTCGTTACTTCATTCATTTTATTTGCTCCTTTTTTATTTTTTGGACATTATTTGTCCAATTTTAGGGCATAATAATATTGGGTTTTAACCTTTCTTAGACCTTATCCCAATTAGTAGCTAACATATCCGCTGCGTGTAAAGCGGTAATTAAAGGATACCTGGCAAAAGCTGTTCCCATTGACGAACTGCCTGCATAGCCACCTCGCGCCGTGTCATCAAATCCGCCCATATGCCACCGAATCGCCATAAGTTCATCATCTGTTAGCTTAATAAAACGCTGCAAGATAATGACGGACTTTTCACCGTGCCCCGCTGGAAAGTCATCTTCCACAGTATAGTAGGGAACCTTAACCCATTGCCCGTTTTCCTTAGAATTACGATAGGCTACTGTGTAATAGTCAGCCTTGCAAAGGTCATGACATAGAGCTGTGATTTCCAAGGAACTCTTAGAGCTATCAGGTAGTACGTGGAAAGTTTCATCGAGCTTATCTAAGTACTTATAAACCATTAAAGAATGCTCCAGTAGTCCACCTTTCTTTGCTCCGTGGTGCTTGGTACTTGCTGGTGCTGTAAAGAAATCGGTGTTTTCTATAAATCCAATTAAATCATTGATTCCTTCACGTTCCACCGAAGTAATAAGCATTCTAAATTCTTGCTCCAAATCCATTAACCTACTTCCCCTCTTTTCGTAAACTCACAAGCCTTAACCCATAAGGATATAGTTAGTAACGCGACACCTTGATGATCCTTTTCAGCCTCTACATCAACACTAAATGATTTTACAGTTAACAAAGACTTACCGTCAAGCGTCGGGAAACTTCCATTATGATAATCAAAAACCGGGGGCATTCTCTTTAAGTACCATATTTTTAAGTGCCATTTTTAACCGCCTTTCTTTTAGTCAATTTTTGTCCAAATTACAGTCAGTACTTTAGATCATTCAGAAACTTTTCAAGGTCTTTAATATCACGTTTAGGTTTCGCAGGAACCTTCAGTCCTAACCTGTTATATACCTTACGCCGGGAATTGTACTGTGCTTTCAGAACGCCTACATTATAGTCTACGTAGTCCCACCATACTGCTTTTTTATCAGGTTGTAAAGGGTCAATTCGCATGATTCTCCCGATAGCCTGTTCAACTGCAGCACCGTTATTTTTATCCTGGCCATCACCACGTTTTGGCGTAACCAAGTGGCCATGATTAAGGTGAGGTAAGTCTAAACCCTCTTGTACAAGCTGTCCCGTGGCAATTAAAATATCAATTTTACGGTTCGCGGCATCCTCCATAATATGCTTTCTTTGAGCTGTAGAAATGTTCCACTCTTTGTATTCTTGATCCGTATAATTTTTAACTTGAACCTGCCAGCGTTTTACCGATTTATTATATCGATAAGCGTTAGCCTTGCCCGATTGTATCATATCTTCCGCTTGCGACTCATTACGGCAAACTTTCCAACCCCAGCGCTGTAACGGTCCATGAACTACAGCCACCTTTTTAGAACATAACAGTTTACGAAGCTCTAAATGAATAGCGTGGCAATAAGGAATACTATCAGCAATTACTATCTGGGATCCGTCTTGCGCGTAAATGTTTCGTGCTATAAGGTCGAGTCTATCTTCATCCGCTATTAGTTTATTTAGCAAATCCCTGTAATCTAATTCCTCACCGCCAGCATCTACAGCGTTATTGCTGCTACGTATACTTGCTTGTTCATAGCAAAAATCGGTGTAAACAAATTTAATTTCAGGTTTTATTAATCGTCCAGAATCGTATAACCCTTGCCGGTCAATCTCATAGAGTTTCGGGCCAATCCCTGCGTACATATAGCTTTCAAGCCCGTCTTTCCTATCCGGTGTTGCCGTGAGTCCCAACATGTGCCGCGCTTTTAGCTGCCCGATAACCTCCATAAAACAAGCGGCCGGCAAGTGGTGACATTCGTCTACTACAACCGTTCCAATAAATTGATTAAGCTGCTCAACTAGTTCGGGGTTAGCCTGTAAGGTCTGTACTGTTGCTATGATAAGTTTTCCGCTGCCCCAACTTACCGTACCCTCGGCTAGTTTGCCAATTTCTCCAACGTCCGGCATACACTGTTTAGCACGTTTCGCGGTTTGCTCTAAAAGGTCTTTGGTGTGCGTGATCCACAGGGCAGATACTTTGTGAAAGAATACATACCTTAATCCCATGACAGTTTTTCCTGAACCGGCCGGAGCTATCAAGCAACCAGAGTTACCTAACATTTCTTGAATTGCAGTATACTGACTGTCAGATAACATGAAGTCTGTTGACCAATTACCGAAATCAACTTTAATTCCATCCGTTTGCAAAATTGTTTCCTGTGTCTGGTTCGCCAACTCCATGGAACAAACAAGGCTAACCAGTTCACGTCTAAACCCTCTCGGCACAATCAGATCTGTTCCTTCGGAGGTATAAAGCTGCAGCTTCGGCTTAATCCCCCATGTAGGTTGCCTACGCGCCTTTCGTTTTTTAAATTCTGGATTATCGACGGTCAGTTTCGCGGTTACCGCGGCCCGCAAGGGGGTAGAAGCGCCCCGGATTCTGATATTATTTGATATTGTTATCTGAATCATTTTCTGCCTTCTTTCTAAATGGGCTATTAATCTTAATGCTGAAAGATCCACCACAAGCAACCATAGCGATCACCAATAAAGCGATTAAGATTATGGCCCCATTACCAATAATTCGAAGAGCTTCCACAATCATTTTTTCGTTCTCCTTTCTTCGGTATAGCAGGTAATACAAAGACCATCACCAGGGTATCCATTGCGTACCCCGCAAATAGGGCACATTCCTGAAAGAGTTTGCCAAGAGTACCGGCAATTGTGGTTGGGACATTGGAGCCTGATTTTATTTGCTACGTAATTAGACACTGTGACCATAAACCCACGGCCCCCACATTTCGGGCAATCTTGCTGCCTGACTAAGCACTTAGCCATTTCACCAGCTCCCTCAAATCGTAACCCGGTTTACCGTCAATGCTTAATCGGGGAAGTTTTACACCTCGCACCATAGCGCGCATTTCATTTATAGTCACATAATTTAAACCCGTGTGTTCCATTCGATGCAAAAACCATTTTATCTGCATACCGTATGCTTCATCTGTAAAAGAATTTAAAAACGATACTAAGATTACCCCGTGATTACGTCCGCCAATACGCTCGTAATCCCACAGCCCTTTAATCTGGCTAGGACGAATATCTGATAAACCTAACCGTAATTTACTTTTCCGTTTTAATTCAAATAAAGCTGTAAAGTCAGGTGTAACTACAATCTCGTCTGCCGGTCTACTCCCACAATCATCCGAAATCCGCATTCGCCAGGAATTAGGGATTAGGCTCCAACTCCTACGAATTTCATTTTGAAAGTCTTCACCCCGTTGTCTGCGCTCTGCTTGTTTTTCTGAACTATGACTATCTGCCGATGGTGAACAATTTAGCGGTGGTTCGGGAGTTGCCGGAGTTGGCCTTATCCCTCCAAGCCCGTTCATTTCTCAACGACTTCCTTAAAGCCTTGGGTCCAGCCAGAAGATAAGTCAATTTTGTCGGGCTTCGAATACTTTACAGCGTAGGGTTCAACATCGATTTTCCAGGCAAGGTCTATGGCCGCCCGTTGAAATAGGTCCGCATGCTCGCAGGCTTTATAAGTTGCAAGTGCTTCCTTATAAGTTGCGGTATAAACCTGGTCATATTCCTTTGGATTACGTAATCGGCCTTCCGGTACTTTCTTGTCAGCTTCATCCGAAGCAGCTTTTACAGCTAATTTTTCCTGCACAACCTGCAGTGGCACGTCATACGCGGATCCATCGCCCATCCACACTCTAACAAATTTCATAGTAATTCCTCCTAAAATTTATTTGGTTTATCTTTTGATAAAACTCCGGCGTCAATCTTTGCCTGAAGTTTCAAAAGCTGTTTTACCTTTCGACGTTTTAATGCTTCCGGAGAGCGCCTACCAGACATCAGCTTGCCTCACCTTTCTTTGCTGCATTTGCTGCTTGGAGTAAAAAGTAATCCTCTTCACTAATCTCCTTCACACCAGACACCGTAAAGCTCCACCTGCTACGTGTCATTGATAAAATACAACGATTCAACAGGAAATGATAACCTCCCTTACCCCAAGAGAATGGAAGCTGCAGCGCGTCGTTAACTTCGTATGTACGCACCTTATGCAGTCCAAGTTCTTTCGCAAGCTTCACATACGCCCTATTAATTTTAGAATTAGCCTTGGCTTTGTACAATCCATTATTAAGTGGAGCGTTACAAAATTGATTTTTAAGATCATCTGGAACGTTAACCAAATACAACGCCAGTTCTGTTATCCCTAAGTTATTTTCAATTTTTACGCCTAATAAACTTTCAATCTTTTCTACTACATCTTTTTCATACCACTTTTGGCTACTCGTAAATAAACCTACGAACGGCTCATAGGCTGGACATTCCGGCAATATCTCGAAATACTTCATTTCTTACCTCCAGCCAAGAAATTCAATAAAGCTTCCTGCAATGCAGCTTTCCGGTCTGCGGCTTGCGCTGCAGCGGTTAACAAGTCCCGCTCTTTGTATTCCCTTGCCATTTCAGCATCTACAGCTGCAAGACGTGCCTCAACTTCTGCGCGCGTTCTACGTAAAGCAGCTGATTTGTTTCTACGAAACGCATCCCTTTGGGACTCATTTTTTAACGTCTGAAAAATTGGATCACTCATAATAGAGCCAGATTCCAAAAGCTTAATTTCAGTATCAAGCGTAATCTTTTCCTTAATAAGCGTAGGTCTATTTACCCCAACCTCTTTCCGGTCCATGATGTCACGGGTTAACATATCCAAATCATCAATGCTCCGGGCTAGAGCCTCCGGTTTAAGAATCTCGGAATATCTAAGATACATTTACTTTTCCTCTCCTTTCAAAAGCTCAATGGCTTTACTAACAACCTCCGCAGGTATATTTTCTTGCTTACCGATTTTTTCAATAATCTCCGGTATATTCATTCGAGCTACTCCGGTTCCCGATTGTACTAGCCCCGTAAACTCTTCCATAGCATATTGCCGGTCAACGTTTTCCTCTATCCTGGTCCGGTCAAGTACCTCGTTACCCGGTCTAGCACATTTTAATGGGATTAATTCGATATCCATTTTGTCCGTATCGATCAATGCTACTTGTATCGGCCTAGTCATTTCGGCTTCACTTGCTGAAATCCGCATCAAGGCACCCGGATTGCAAAACACTTTCCCATCTTGGCGCTTAATAACCCCGTAGCCTACATGATCGTGCCCCGAAAGAATAATGTCCGCATTCGTTTCAACTTCATAGAGATTCGTAAATCGTGCTTCGTAGGGTAGATTGTGATCTAGCAGCATTGAATGGATAACAAGGATTTTAACCGCCTCTTCATCGAACCAACTTTGCGTATACCCATACACTTCTACATTAGACGTGTACGGCTGATAATTAAATTCTTCTTTTGCGTACATTTCAGCACTGCGCCAACCACCCTCCACAGATAACTGCGGCACAAGTAATTCCAATAGCTGTAGACTTGTCCGCCCATATGTTTCTAGGTTATAGCCAAAAACATCATGGTTGCCGACCGTCGCATAAATTGGAACCGGGCATTTATCCAGGAGAGCCTTAAACTCCAATAATGTTTGAATTGATACTTCCGGGCTGTGAAAGATATCCCCAGGCTGTAGGATTGCGGTCACTTCGTTATCTGCAGCTATTTTAAAGACTTCCCGGAGTTTTTCTTTCGCGGCTTCCTTATAGTCATCGGTACGGTTCCGAGGATTATTGCCTCGTAAGTGCCAATCACCAGTAAATAGAATTTTCATGAAGCATCAACTCTTTCCGCAACTCGTTCTAAAAAGTAAATTCGGTATGCTCCGTTTAAGTAGTCGCCAATTGTTAGGCTTTCATATTCAGGGCCGGTTCCATCATTGTCCATATAAACTACTTCAATTTTAAAATCTTCAACATCATAAATTAACGCTGAATAAAATTTAAGGTTGTAATCCTCAGGTTTACTTAACATCCGGGACCGCGGGGTCGATAACCCTACATCAATAGCCCGCCCTACTTTAAACACGTCCTTGTCAAATACGGGTACATCCTTAACACCTTCCATTAATTAACGCCTTCCTTTCTGAACAAAATTTTACTTATCATCATCCTTTATCATTAAACGTGTAAGAAAAACCTTTCCTTGAACTGCGTCATCAATAGCCACTTCTTTATCTATCCATTCACCTTTATCTGATAAATAGCAAACTAGAATGTTTAGCGGACCACTTTGCTTGATAATAGCGTCTTGATTAATACCTTCAGTCATAAGCCAGACTGCACTGCCAACTTTATAAACGTCAGTATCAAAAATGGGGCTATTTCTAACACCTTTCACTAACTCACGACACTCCTTCCATTTACCTGCCTTACCGAAAAGCTCTTATGCCCAGCTGCAGCAAGCGACTCGGAATGAGTGATAAGGATTATTTGCCGGTTAAATTTCTCGCTGTATTGCCGCAAGAAGTAGGCTACATTTGGGGCATACTCGGCACTTACCATCTTGCCGATTTCATCTAAGAGCAAAGGGCCACGGTTACCTTCCAGCTCTATAATTGCAAGCCTTAGGGCAAGCGTTACCACGTCAACCACTCCACCCCCTTTCGAATAGTCGGGCGGTTCCAGCCTCACGGTCACGCCGTCCGCTTCTATAAAATATTGACACTCCGGGCGATTCGCGCGAACAGTAAGCTCCAGCCAAAATTTATACCCCACATCAAATACCACGGAGAGCGCCGACGTTACTATTTCTTCGATTCGGAATTTCGCTTGTTTTCTCGCAAAGTCGCTTGTGAGCTGTAGGAGTATCGAAACCTTATCAAACGTTTCAATATCTGCTTTAATCTTTACAGCCTTATTGCAAGCATCATCGAATTGTGTTCTTAACAGATCCCGCGCCCCGACCATCGAATCATAGTGGCTTCGAACTAACTTTAATTTTCTTTCTATGTTATTGAACCGGTAGCCGTTAGCCATTTTTAAACCTCCGGAATCAGCGCTTCGAGTTTTTCAAAAAGGGCACTCTGTTCATCCCTCAGCTTTTGCATTTCCACGTCGATTGTATTAGGAGTAACCCCAGCTGCAGCCATATCCTTTTCAACCTCAGCTAATTGCTCCTTGGCCGCTGTGTGTTGTGTCTCGGCAACCGTTAGCGCCTTTTGCGCTTTCTCGTATTTCGACTGAAGTGCCTCAATCCGCATTTTATCGTCCATGACAATCCTCCTTAATTTTTTGACCGCATAGCGGACATTTATTTAGGGACTTCCAACAAGCTTCTAGTTCATCGTAAGCCGCGTCCCGATTAGCTAATTGACGCCAGCTTTGGTTGAAAAGCTGTCGTTCAGCATTCATAGCCTGGTACCAGCGAACGTTAAGCAGTTCCAGCTCTGAAAGCCTTTTCTGAGAGAGGCGTAGAGCGTCGAAAAAAGTTGGAGCAGACATAGCACCATTGTTTTTAGTCATAATTTGTCCAAATTCTTTGCATAACGAAATAAGGCGATTTCGCCGACTACTAATATTTACTAGCGTTGATAAGGCTTCATCAATAACCCGCAAACGGGTTATTGGTTCCCGGCATTCATTTACGATGGACATTTTATGTCCAATTTTATAGTAAAAATTTGTATTTTCTAGGTTTTTTTGGTATGATTCTAATAGATTTTTAAGCTGCAAAAAATTAAATGTGCAATCCCTTAACCTCGGCAGGTACACGGATGCCGTTTTAATATTTTGGCTATGCTTTAAAATCTCACCTAATTCACCGAGTCGCTTAGTTAGCGACGAATGCCTTACCTCCATACCTAGTAGCGTGTCGGAGCGCTGCTGGGTATTTTTTAGTTGCCCCAGGTCTTTTTCAGCTTGTGCTAAAGGTAACGTCAAAACTTCTATAACGGCCCAGGTATCATCATACTTTTTCTGCCACTCATGATGTTTGTTGTTTAACATTTCCAGTGCTTCAAAATGTACGGCTGTAGCTTCTAGCCTTTCTTTTAGCCCTTCACAAATCAATAGCCGTGCTTCGATATCCTCCAATTTATCGAAGGCTTTTAATTGTTCAACGATTTCTGCTTGAAGCTTTTCTACAGCTTTTCGCTCTCTACTTAAGGCGTGGGTTTCCTGGGACGCAGATTTCAGCGCTTTGTCTACTATTTCAGCTTCAGCAAGCTTACCCAATACTTTAGCCCCAGCGCTTCCCGGCTCACTTAATAGAAATGGCGTGTCCAATTGAAAAGCAAAATTAAGAGCTGTAGTAAAATCCCCGAATATCGTTTCCCGGATTTCTAACATTTCCTGAACTTCTACAGGTACTTCCGCCTTTTCGTAGGCTGTAATCTTTCCCCCTTCCTCAATCTCATAATTCGTTTTAGCCCCTTTTCGCTGTTTCGTGACACGGTTACCACCTGACATAATAATTGTAACTTCGGCGAATCCTACAGCCTTATTAACGAAAGAATCGCCAGCCGGTTCCCCAAACGCAAGCCACCGGAGCGCACGGATAATTGCGGTTTTACCTGAGTCGGTTGCGCCGGTAATGACATTCAAGTTTTTGTCTAGGTTTACCGTTGTGTCTTCATGGGATTGAAACCCTTTGATAATGATTGTTCGAATCAAGTTCTTACCTCCTTTCAAAATTAAGGTCCGCGACTACGGCATAGCCGCAGACCTTTTTGTTTTAATCTTCTGTTTTTTCTTCTTTTACGATAATACCCGGTTCTGGAAACGCAAGAACCTTTCTTCCGTTGATTTCATACACGTTGTTTTGAAGCAGGGACTCTAAATCTTCCGGCTTAAACCGCATGTACGATCCAACCCATACGAATGGAATTTTTCCGGCGTGAGCCATGCCATATAAAGTTGATTTGGAGATGTTTAGGCGAGCAGCAGCGTCACGACCATTCAAAAGAACAGGAACATTTCTCTCACATTGTACATCGTTTAACATGAATATCTCCCCTTTTTAGTCTAAATCTGCCCAAAAAATAAGTACTTCGGGACATCGCAGAGCTTGTCTTACGC